TGGATTTGTAAGAAAATCAAATGTAGTGCTATATTAGTATCGCAGCTTAACAGAGAAATTGAGAGACGAATGGACCCTAGACCTAAACTATCAGACTTTGCAGAAAGTGGTGTAATTGAACAAACTGCTGAAGCTGCGTTCTTTGTGTACTATCCTTATGCGGTAGATGATAGAGAAAACGATAGATTTGAAATAGAGATTATTTGTCAGAAAGCTAGATATGGAAAACTAGGAAGTTATAACATGGGCTTTAACGGAGATAAGTGTAGTATATACTTTGACCGAACAGAAGCTATTAGAGTAATGAGTCAATATAAATAACGTAAATGAATAACACGATGATTATTACAATAGACCCTGGATGGAGTGGGGCAGTTGCTTTCTTTGAGAAAGGAAACCTCCAATTCACTACCAATTGTCCTGCTTCTAGGGAAGCTACAGATATGATGAAAGTCATAAGAAATGGAATAGGAAAAAAGAAACCTACAGTATACATAGAAAGAGTATGGGCTAGACCTTATGAAAGAGGTGCTTTTACATTTGGAGAAAACTATGGTATCTGGTTAGGGATTATTGCTACACTAAAACTAAAAAGAATAGATGTATTACCTAAAGTATGGCAAAAAGATATTAAAGAACAAGGAGAGATACCAAAAGACTATTCAGAACGAAAAAGATATTTTAAGAAAGTTGCTCAAGATTGGGCAGGTAATAATCATAAAGTTACATTGAAGAATGCAGACGCAATCTGTATTGGAATGTACGCATTAACGGAGGAATAAGTGAAAAATAAAGAAAAAGTAAAAAAATTGTTAGCAATAATAAAATTACAAATAGCAGCACTAGAATTTGACGACTTTGAAGACCAACAGAAAATAGGATATATTATAGACTTAAAAAACAGGGCAGCCAAAATAGAATTTAAAATAAATCCAGAAGAGTATAGAAGAAACTTAAATTAGTATTGGGATGTGGTCTAATGGCAAGGCACGACACTGTTAATGTCGAAGATGGTGGTTCAAATCCATCCATCCCAGCTTTACTTTGACATTTGATTTAGTACATCTAATACACTTGCATCAGTTCCAAAAGGGTCTTTAACTTTATTCTTACTACTATCCATTCCAAGAAAAGACTGGAAATTCCCCATTCTTTGTTTTTTAAGTTCTTCTGGTGAAAGCTGTCTTGGTGCGGTAGTATTACGTACATCTTTAGGTCCTATCCAAGGAGCTATACTGTTTAATCTTTGTCTATTATGACGAACTTCTTTATTAGGAAACAGTCCTAACTCTCCTTGAACTAATACTCCTAAGTTTGTGCCTTCTCTCCATTTAGGATAAGTACTATATGCAGTTCTAGCAGCTTGACTATTTAAAGTTGATAATAGTTTTCTTTTCCATTCAGCAGAACCAGGTTCAAGTTCATCTTGCATAGGCATTAAATATGACATAAAATCATTATCTGTAAATAATCTTATACCAGCAAGACTACCAAGATTAATCATATCAGATATAAATGGTCCACCAAATGTTCCAAGAACTGGTCCTTTACCAAAGAATGCTCTACCTTTTTCTTCTTCATTACCAAATACAAACTTATGATAAGAATCTATACGTTCTAACGTATCGTTCTGTACTAGATTACCTACGTCTGCGTTTAATAAAGGAGCAAACAGTCCTAATACAGCTGTATGTAATAAACCTAATCTATACATTCTATAAGCATCTCTACCACCCCAATTGCCTGTAAATACATCTTCTTTACCTTCTCTTATAATATTTCTTTGTAAGTTAAAGTAACTAATACCATAATGTTGAAACTGTCCTAATATAGAACCAACTTTGGTACCTAATATTCTTGATTTTCCAGGCATAGAATAATCGTAGTGTAATATGTTTACAATATTATTAGCTTCTAATTCAGCTCTTTCTCTTCTCCATTGCTCAAATTTATATTGATATTCAGTAGCATCATTTTTTTCAAATTTTTGAAAATCTCTTGGAGCTTCATCTGATTTTAAATCATTTACAGTTTCTCTTCTTTTTTGTCTTTTTAATTCTTTAGATAGTTTGTAATCAAACTTACGTTTTAATGATGTTAAATTTGCACTATCAGCTTTCCATGCATAAGCATATCCTAATCTAAAAGTATATCTACGATTAATTTTATTTTCAACCCATTGCATTGGTTTACCTAATGTACCAGCTACCTGAGACATTCTTTCACCTATTATATCACCTGCAGATAAATCCATCTTTTCTGTAAAAGTACCAGTTCTTTCATTATATTCAACTCTAGGTTGAAAATCTGCATATATTTCAGGTATTTCTGCAAATAGAGTTCCATTGTTTTCTAAACCTTGCTGAACTCTTGTTTCCATTGTTGGGTCTTTTAATTCTTTGTGAGCTTGCTTCATACCATCTATACCAAACCATACATAATTATATAAACTTTGGGTAGAATTACGAACAGCACCACGAATATTTAATCCTAATTTACTTGCAAACTGAAAAGATGTTATTGTTCTAGCAATATTGTTTCCAGTATCAGAACCACTTCTTCTAGTTCCAGTTACCATAGAATGAGTATCTGATATATACCCTTCTAAAAATCTTAATTTCTTATCTAATTCCGAATTAGGTTTTCCTATATCTTTTCCTCTAGCTAAAGTATCCCATAAATTTTTAGTAACATCCATATATTTAGAATTATTAAAAGCTACAAAGTTAAATCTAGCTGCACTCTTAACAAATGAATCCATTAAAGGTATAACATTATAATTCAAAGCTTCTATACCATCCATCTTATTTTGCTCAGATAAATTCTTATGTGCATACATATTTGAGTCTACCATTTTTTCCATAGCTTTTAAAATATTTACTCCTTCTTCAAACGATTTTTCAGTTTTAGCTTCTTTACCATAACCTGGGAATAAATGAGCTGATGCTTCTGCAAGAGTAGGCATTACATCTAATGATATTACAGGAAAATATCCATTTTTTTGTAATTCTCCACTATTCCACCTACGAATCAAATTGTCTATAACACCAACCGCTGTTTCATAATTTTTAAATTTACCTAATACTGATTTATGTTCAGTGAATGCATATTTATAATTCTCTAATCCTTTCATCATTAATTGTTTTGCTTGTGGCTGACTTTGTTCTCTCCAAACTCTAACCGCATTTTCAACCTGAGTTATTGATTTTTCAGGTAAAATTTTTGCAAACCTATTAACTGCTTTACGTCTAGCTTGCTTATTACCAGCAGATGCTATTTCATGAAAAGCTTTAAATATTACTCCTTCTCCCGTACTAACAAATTTAACAATATTATCTTTGTAGTATTGTTTAGCTTCTGTATCACGACCTTCTCTAATTAATTTTAAATAATTAGCATTTCTTTTTGCTATTTCTCTTTGTGCTTTAGTTCTTTTTCCAGGAATCATGTCAGAAATATAACTAGAACTTCCTTCCTCGAAAGCAGCTTCTCTTAAAAAATTATATATAGTATTTAATTGTGATTGAAATTTTTGAGAATTACCTTTATATGCATTATTTGATTTTTCTACATCTTTGTACCATTCTCTTACAAATCCAACATCATTAAATATTTCTTTAGGTAAATAAGCCCATTCTGCTATCCTACCTCTAGTTCTTTTCATCTGTTTTAATTCTCTATCAACAGCTCTACGTATTCTAGCTAATTGCATTTCATTTGGGATACCTTCTGTAGGCATTTTGTCTCCAACTATACTATCTCTTATTACTCTAAATACATTTATAGCGTGAGGTCCTAATTGTTGTATTTCAGGAATCTCTTGAAAATCTTTAGCAATTTTTAAATACTCTTCTTGCCTTAATCGTGTACTCTCATCTAGTGGTTTACATGCCATTAACAGTTCTCCATTGACCTTTTTTTAATTTCACTTGATACAAAATCTGTAACATTTTTATGCTCATTCCAATATGCGTGACCTGCTTCTGCTGCGTCTAGTGTATAAGGGTCGTTAAACATATCGTTAAATCCTTCTCTTGTAATCATTGCACCGCCACCTAATTCTTCACCACGATTAATATCTGCTGGACTTTCTACTTTATGATAAGAATTATTTAAAGCAGTTTTCATCATATAAGGTAAATTTAAATGTGCTTCTGATATTATAACATCTTGTAATAAACCTGAACCTAAAACTTCATTAACTTGGTGATATACATCAAGTCTTGAAAATTCACTACCTAAATGTCCAGTTGCTTCTGGTAGAAGTTGTTTCATAAGTTGTTGTCTTAATTCAGTTCTACTATATTCAAATGGATTATAATAAAAATGCTCATTATTACCAAGCTCTTTTAATATGTCTCCTCTTGGAGATGCTTTTCTACCATGAAATTGCATAAGAGTTACATTAAATCTATCGGCTACTTTTCTCATAAAGGCATCAGTAGTAGCACTTGAAGCTGCTGTTTGTTTACCGTTTCCAATATGGCTTTGTCTCATATACCATCTAAAAGCTAAATTAATATATTTATCTGCTCCTTTTTTCTTAGGTGCTTGATAAAACTTACCTCTATATTGTACCCAACTATTTTTTTCATGCCCAGGAGTTGCTAATCTTGCAAAAATAAATTGCTTTGCTTGTTCTGTAGTATGAAATTGATTTTCAAATTCTCTCATTACTCCATCTAATTGTTGCATAGTATTTTCGTATACATGCTCCCAACTTATTTCTCTTTGATGCTCATGCATTAAATCACCAACACCCTTAGCAAAATTGATTTCAACTTCTTTTAACTGTTGATTTAACCTGACAAACTCTCCTTGGCTCATACCAAGTTCTGTATGTATTTGAGCAGCAACACTACCAAATACATCGTTTATAGCTGTATATTTTATAAAATTAGCGTCTACTTCAGTTTCTATTTTAAATGGCTCTTTTTTAAACATTTCAATAGCTTCTCTTTTTAAATTTGTTTTTGTTGCTTTATCTAAAATTCCACTTCCAACTTGTTTTTGTTTGTCTTTTAATAAACGAACATAATAATGATTAATTATATCATCTACTATCTTTTGATTTTTCTTCCAATTGTCTGGATGATTTTTTTTATTTTTTGAACTTTGTTCTCGAGAGTTTTTTTGATAATCTTTAGTTTTTATATCTCTAGCTGCATTTCCAGTTATTGCATAATCTCTAAGTTCTAAAGAAATTTCATTTTTAAGGTCATGTAGTTTTCTTTCAAGTGGTTTAATATCATATTTTAATATATTTTCTCTTGTTTTATAATCTTTAAACTTAGCTCTATATTCATATAAATCATTTACTTTCTTTTGTACATAATTAAGAAACTGTGTTTTTTCATAAGAATCTACTAATTCTTTACCTAACTCTTTATAAGCTGTTTGCATATCACTTGAGCCTTGTATAGTCTGAAAAGATTCAGTATAAGCATCTGAGTGTTTAATTTTTAAATCTTTATTCATAGATATATTTTTCATATGCATTATATTTGCTAAAACTCTATCGTAAATAGGTAGCAATGTATTATCTATATTTCCTGATGCTATCTGACTATTTTTACCTAAACCGAAATAAAGTGCATCTTTTCCTAATAAGTTATTTTCTGCTTCAGTTAATTTTAAATCATCTCGAGTAGCCTTACTATCTAATCCCCATAGTCTAGAATTAACTCTTGAAATTCCAGTCATCATAGATTTCCAGTCAACATTTTTACTTTGATGACCATCTTGATATATTTTATTAGTAAGTTTTAATAAATCTTTATAAGGGTCCATTAAGTGATTCAATATTTTTTCCATCATTCTAGAATTTTCAACAGTTTTTCCAGTTTCTACTAAAACTTTTTTAGCGGACCCCCCTTTTACTGCAACCGATTGTAGTGACATTAGTTTAAAAGCTCCTTGGTCTCCAAAAAATATTGCTTTTCTCATGTTCTTGACAGTTATTTTATTTCTATTAAATCCACCAGAAGCATCTAATGCTGATTGAATATAATCTGCAATCTTTTGATTTACTACATCAAGCTCTTTTCCTTCTCTTAATACTGCAAATGTTTGTTGACTAACTTTTACTACTAAATTAGGTTGATAAATTTCATTTTTTACGTCGGTTATAAAGTTAGTGTCTCTAAAAGCAGAATCAGTTTTTATAGCTTCATAATTACTATCACCTTTCATAGATAATAAAGATTGTAACTGACGTGAAGCATTCATTGCAGCACCTTTTACCATATCAGCCTCTTTAAGTCTACTCATATAAGTAGTTTGACTATTAAAATCACTAAAGCTAAGTCCATTAGCTCCAGATGAGCTAGAATCAAATGGAAGAGGAAAAGAATCTTGAACTTCTGTTCGTCCTCTAGCATATTCTTTTATAACACTGTGAGGAGATTCCCAAAATACATTTACTGTATCAATATCATAGTCTCCTTCTGCTGCCCTTTTTACATCTGCATTATTTAACGCCATTTCATTACCATCTAATCCATCTTTAAAGTCTTTTATTCCAACTAACATAACACTACTACTTTTAGTGTGAGGAATACGTTCTACTGCGGTTAAAATTTGATATTTATCACCATGTGTTTTAGCCCATTCTACAAAATCGCCTAATGTTAAGTTTTTTTGACGTTTTCCTTTTGCATCTGCAAAGATTAAAAAATCATTCTTTAACGCTGAATTATTATTAAGATTGAATATAACATCTTCTGAGTTTGTTTTACTTTCTTTTATAGTAATTCTTTCTATATTAGCTGTCTTACTTGCTTCTTGGCGACTTAAATAAGTTTCACCATAATCAAATATTTTACCATCTAATACTAAAGTATTTTTTAATTCACTTTTAGTATCTGGAACTAATACAGATTGTCCTCCATTTATCTTAGGTTTTAATGCTTTATCTATGTAATGAGCTTTTAAGCCATTCAAATATCCATTTTCAAACATTAGTGGATGTCCACCAACTCCAAGCCATGCATCCATAACTCCTAGCTGTCCTTCAGACAAATCTAAATACTCACCTTTTTCAGTAATTTGATTACCTAAAATTTGTTTTGCCATAGCAATTTGTTGATTCATATTACCTACACTAGCTAAATCTGCAAAATCATTTCTCATTTCATCTAAAGGTACTCTAAAATATTCCTCAAAGTAATCTCCTTTAGCTGTTTTATCATATATATGATTTGAATTACCAATTGTAAGAGATGCCTTGCTTTTTGGTCCTTTTACAGCACTAATTGCTATATGTTCAGGTCTAAGAGTAATTAATTTATTACTACTAAAATCTCTACCCTTACCTTCATTAAATTCTTCAGCCGTAATCAGTCTATCTTTCATTCCTTGCGTATAGTCAGCTCCAGTTTTTTTAAGACTAGAAGTAAAAGTTACCGCCATTACAGTTGGATTATTATCAAAAAATTCTTTTAATTTAACATCTTTAACAAATGCAGTTTTTATAAGAAAAGAATTACCACGACTATCCATTCCATGAACAACTGGTTTTATTCCTCCAACATCCCTAGAATTAAACTCTCCACCAAGAGCAGATAACGCTTGAAATGCACCATCGTCTCTTGTATATGTAACTCCATTATACGTACTAGCGTCAGGAGTTTTATTTATTTTTATTATTTCTAAATCAATAGCCTCTATTCTTTTTTCATAAATTTCTTTTAATTCAATCTTTTTTTCTTTTGGCATATTCGCTGTAGTATCAAGTGCATCAATAGCTTTTTGTGCATTTATTTTACGTTTTTCTGCTTGAGCAATTTGTTTTTTATTATTACTATACATATCAGCTATTCCACTAGCAACCTCATCTTGAACAATAACTATTTTTTGTTCACCTCTACTAAAAGAATCCATAAAATCAATTACTTCTCTTCTTCTATCTCTATCTTTTGCATCTTTTGGTTGTTTAAATAAGTTTGCATCGCTTTTTGTCCATCCAGCAGCTAAATCACTAATAAGGTTACTAGTATATCTATTTGCACTAATATTGCTTGTTATAGGACTTCTTTTCATCATGTTTATAAAAGCTGTATCCGTAGCTTTCCATAATTTTCCACTCCAATAAGTATCTGGAATAATTTTACCAAAAGTTAAATCATCCATTATTTCTTTCATTCTATCTGGAATATTTCTACCAAGAACTTCTTTCATTGATATTCTAACTTTGTTTTTAGTAATATTTTCAGGAGTAGGTTCAGTTATTTCCCAACTGTTTGTTTTATTATTATATTTTTCAACTATAATTTCACCAAAATCTTTACCATAATTATTAAGTTTAGCAGCAAAGTCCCCCATACTTAAATTATCTTTTTTACTTAATGCTTGTTTTGCTAACATTTTTACCCAATTAGATGCAATACCATTTAGATTTGCTCCACTAGCATCTATACCAAACATATAATCAGTACTACCATATCTATATAAAAACATTTCATGATTAATTACAGATAAAGCTCCTAGTTTTCCAAACTTATTAGTAGAGTTATTTGCAGAGAATTTTCCTCCTAAAGTATCACCTAAATCTAGTTTTAATAATAATTCAGTAAGAGTTCCAACATGAGTATTACTTTTTAGGTCTCCATATCTACCTCTTTCACCTTCAAGAAATAAATGATTATCAGCACTTAAAATAACCATAGGCTTCCCAAAAGAACCATCAATACCCAATTGAGCAGCTTGTATTTGTTCCATTGCTAAAGATTTTTTAACTATTCTTTCTTTAAACGTAGATAAGTTAGGAGCAATTTCGTTTATCTGAATTTCCATTATTCTTTCATTGTTAATCTTATCTACTATCCATTTAGATATATTTTGTTGTATTTCTTTGATATTAGAAGTAGGATTTGCTTTAACAAAAGCAGTTTCTAAATCTTTCATAAAATCAGCAGTAGTTTTATTTTTCCCAATGTAATCTTTATTATAAATACTAAATAGTCTATCAGATTCAGTTTTTTTATCACCTATAACTGCTTCTATTCCTTGTTCAAATTTAGTACCCTTTAAACTATATCCAGAAGACCAAGCATTAAATTGAACTGGTTTAGTATCACTAGTAGTTCTATCTTTTGCCATATCTTCTAATTGAAGCACTCTTTGATTTATAGTATCTAAAAAGTCCGTAGTGTGATTAGATTGTGTTTCTACTTGAAGTCTTTTTAATGTTTCTTTTAATGTCCCATCAGGAATTCCATCTCTTTCAAAAGTAAGTTGTCCTGATTTTGCATCCCATATGTTATACTCTCTTGCTAACAAATATGCTCTAGCTGGGTCGTAAGATGAAGTAGTAAGAAGTAATTGTAAAATTTTATTTTTATTTTTTCCAGCAACTCCATATCCTGAGAAAGTATTTTCCTTTAAAGAACTAAAAAATTCACTAGTATCAGATACAAATCTTCCATTTTTAATTTCCATTAAAGAATTAGTTAATAATGCAAATTCTCCTCTACCCATAGAAGCTGTTTCAATAGAACTAGTATGTAGAATACCTTGACCTTTATTATCAACAACAAGGGGTAAAACTACTTCATCATAAATTGCTTTTATTTCTTTAAAACTTTGAAGACCAAATACTCCAATTTCATCAGTTAATACATCTTTTATTGATTTAAAGGTTTCCATAGCAGATGCACCTTCTTCTACACTCATTTCTTTATTGTCAATTTTTTTCTGTATATCTTTTGCTATATCTAAAATATTTTCCGATTTACTAAAAGGGGAATTATTATCAAACATATTATATAACATTCTACCTACTGGTCTAAGAGTAAGATTATTAGTTACAAGTCCTCTTTGAATTAGTTTCTCAACTATTGCTAAGTCTGCTTCAGTAATATTTGTTCCATCTCTTTTTTTACCATTTCTAAATTTATTCATTAGTATTTCATGTGCAATTGCTTTAGCAAATTTAGGAGTACTAAATCTTTGTTTACCGTTAAAAACGTGGACATTTTGCAAATAAAAAAGCTCTCTTAATTTATTTATTTGTTGTTTACTAACAGTACTAACTGTTTTAGCTGCAAAAGGTTTAGGACTAGCGTCTGTTGATTCTTCTAGTTTATTTACTATTTCTTTTACTTGTTCAAGAAATGCTCTATCTGATTTGTTTCCACCTAGAATATCAAATTTCTTATTTTCTTTCCAAAGTGCTGCCATTTCTGCTCTAGTAAGTTCTATACCTATTACTTCCGCTATAGGACCATCTGACTTACCTTCAACTGAACCTTTAAACATTGCACTTAATAATGTACCTAATGGGCTAGTTGTATCTTCAAATGCTTTTTCAAATACTGTAGTTGTATGGTCAATTTGTCTTTCTACATTACTAAATTCAAGAACCTCTCTCAACCAACTATCTTTCCAAGATAAAGACTTATCCAACATTTCAATATTCATATCTTTTTGTAACTTTTCAATGGAAAGTTCCATTGTTTTTACTACTCCATCAAAATTTGCATTTACATTTTTGCCTGTTAATTCAATTCTTTTTGTGTCACTAAGAACAGTATGTTTTCCTGTATCTTTCATTATCATTAACAATCCATTAAATTCATCGAAAGCATTTTTCTGAGCATCTGTAAGTTGTCGACTTATTTGTCCATAATTAATAGTTCTAAAAGTATATTTTCTTTCTCCACCAATTGTTTCATACTCTAACGCTATTATTGGGTCTCCATTACCATCCCTAAAAGAGTCTATAAAATCTAAAGCAGTTTTTAATTGATGTTGAACTCCATTTTGAATGTTCTTTTTATTAGACTTAACAAATATTTGTCTAACATCTTTTACATTTTTAATATTGTTAGCTTCTAACATAGATTCTAATGTTTCATATTCTTTTCTAGTCATTTCTTGAATACGTTTTAATCTATTAGTTTTACCTTTACTATCTACTCCGAGAATTTCTTTTTTACTAAATTTATCAATTATTTCATTCCAAGCATCTACTATATTTTTTTTAACGCCTGGTTTTTGATATTGCGGTGGAGTGCTTGTTGTTGTACTTCCATCTTTATTTATAACTACTTTAACTTCTTTATTTTGTATTTTTGCATCAGCACCAGTAGTAAATATTTTTATATTTGACAAAGGTTCTGTTTTTTGTTTGTCAATTAACAAGTTTTCTTTTTGGTTTAAAAGCTCTCTTTTTCTTTGAGCTTGTTTAGATTCTCCTATTTGTTGTAAATCTGATTCACGTTTCTTACCAGCTGTTTCAATAGTATAGTCTCTATCTCCAATAGTAACTGGTGGAACGTTATCTTCTAACTCTTTAAGTTCTTTCTCTACAATTTTTATTTCAGCTTCTACTTCAGCTATGTCAGAATTAATTCTATCTTTACTTGCTCTTTTAGCAGATGTATTTAAAACATTAAGAATTGGTTTTGTTTCTTCTAAATCAGATAGTTTTTGTTTTGATTCAGGATTAGAAGTATTAGCTGTTTCACTTATAGCCATTAGGTTACGCCACATAGGGTCTATATTCCAAGTTCCTGTAGAGGCATCCATAAGTTCAAATTTATGACCAACACTATCTGAAAGCTCTTTTAATTCTTTTAATTTATTAGGAAAAGCTCTTAATTCTCCCTTTACTTTATAACTACCATCTCTTCCTCTATATTGTAAATCCTTACCACTTCTCATTAAAAAAGCACCTATACCAACAGTAAGTATCTTATCTTCAAGTGGAATATTTTCATCAAATATAACAGTATTACCCATTACTAAACCACCAAGTCCCATACGTGGTGTAGCACCAGCAAAATCTTTAGCCCATTCTTGTAGGAAAGGCTTTCTCCATTCTCTTCTAGTTTGACTAGCAACTTGTGACACTGCAGCTTGCATCGCTTCTGCAACATTTTGTTTTTGAGCAGGAGTTCCAGTTTCTAGTATAATATTTAAATTCCCAAAAGTAGGACTACCAAAGTCAAATTTTTTATTTCGTGCTAACCCATACCACTCTTGCATAAAAGTACTAAGTTGTCCAGCAGCTGCCGAACCTGCGTGGTCAGTTTCAGCTAAATCATCAAAAGTTTTGTACATAGCTTTCAAAGATAGTTGATGTTCTGGATTTTTAGGGTCTAATTTTTTGGCATAGTTTTTACTATTAAATATTAATGCTTTCCAGTTTGCTCTTCCATCAGCTTGGAATAGACTACCAAAACCTCCTCTTGTACTTGCTTGTCCAAATCCCATATTAGGTAAAAACCTAGTTACTCCTAATGCGTTACCTAGTATTAATCCATGACTAGCAACTTCACCAAAATTAGCATCTGTTTTGTCACCAAGTACTTGCATTCCATGCATAATACTATCTACTGTAGCAAACGTAACACCTTCTTCAAATGTGTGGCTAAAGAAACTAGCCATTTTATTTGTTGGAAATGCTTTAGCTATTATGCTTTGTATTCCATCAATTGGATGACCATCTGCTTGTTTCCAAATCTTTTGCATTTTACCAGAAATAGCTTTAACAACATCATCGGACATTTCTATTCCTTGTGAAGCTGCAATTCTTTTAACCTCTAGCCCCATTCCTTGTTCAATCATTTCTCCAAAATCTGCTTTTTGCTTAACACCTAAATGACCAAACCTTCCAAGTTGTTTTTCATAAATTTTGGTAATGCTTTTTCTAAATGTGTCAGCAATATTTTCACTTTCTTTAGCCCAAGGACTCCATCTTAAAACGTCATCTCCTGCTTTTGTAGTTTGAACTACTTTACCAGTTTTGCTACCAGTTGTAGCAACTCTAATAACATCATCTAATGATTTTGTCATTGTGTCAGTTGTTACTTTACCTAAAGCACCACTACCCATTTTTGTTACTTTACCTAATACTTTAGCAGTTGCTTTCCAAGGGGAGATAAATCCAGCTGTACCACCAACACCAGCACCTATTTTTTCAGCAAGATTTTCTACATCATCTCCTGGTGACCAATCAGTAAATGCACTTGGAGCACTAAATAGAGCTGTATCAATAAAATGTTCAGCAGCTTCCCTACTAAAGTCTTTTGTATTTGATAGTGCTTTTCCTAATCCACTTAACATATCTTTTTCTTGTTCTTGTTGAACATCATTTTGAGGGATAAATCCTTGTAGTACGGATAAATTAGGAATTCTAGCAGAAGTCTGTTGGTTGGTATCAAAAACATTATCTGCTAATGATTTTGATAATTTATCTGTAAGATTATCTTGTGACATATAATTACTTTCTTATTTAATTATTCTCATTAGGATATAAAAAATCCAAATTTGGTAAATCTATATCATCCGGAACTCTAGATTCAAAATATTTTATAGGATTAAGTTCTTTGTCTTTTTCTGTTTCATAGAAATCTGCGGCAATTCCCCTATTTTCTCTTCTCGTATCTGACCAATCTTTTGGAATTGAACCTACCATGCTATCCATTTCCATTTTATAAAAATCTAATTGATTTTGGTCTACCTCAGATTGTCCTTCTAGACCCCAATCTATTAAAGCTCCTGGAACATCAGATAAATCAACAGTAAACTTATTATCACCATCTGTATCTAATTTTTTTAATACAGATTTAATAGCTGGTATATTTTGTTCTCTCCAAGCTTTTGGACTAAATAATTGATTACCTGCTTGTAATACAGTTCGTAATGGATTTGCGGGAGCACCAGTACCTGGAACTGCATCCATCACTCCACTTGTTCTTAAAGTTTCAAATCCAAGGAAATTAAATGCATATTCACCAGAAAAATAATCTCTCAATCTTTTATTGTCGCCACTTTCAGAATCGCTTTTTATTGCACTATATTGCACTTTATGATTATTGTAATCATCAAGATATTGTCCTAGCATAGCAACATTTGCAGCAATTTGTTTTTCTACTTTTAAAAGTTCTGATTTTGATAATTTTTGGTCACCATAACTTCTACCAGTATTTGTTCTTCCTAGTTTTTTATATAAGCTATCTATAGTTGCTTGAGTTTTATCTTTATTTTCTATTGCTTTTTGTAAATTTTTTCTACTATTTTTTTCCATAGTATGAATATCATCCCCTTCTTCAAACCCGTGATTTAGCGATAAAAATTCATAATCGTTAACAAGATATTGACTATTATTTTGTAATATTTTATTTATTGCCGCTTTTCCTTTTGGTGTATTTCTACCATATTTTCTACTAGCTTCCTGTATCTGCCATTTAAGGTCTAAAGAACCGTAATCATATTTATCTTCAATATATGGATTTCCATTCTTATCATATTTCATCTCTTGTGGATATTTGCCATAACTATCTTCATCGGGTCCAGGTCTAGCTTCAGAACTAACAAATTCACTAGAACCTTCAGTACCAGCCATTCCTTCCGTAGCAGTACCCATTTTTCTACCCGCTGGATTATCTTGTAAACCTAAATCCCAGAAAACTCCTCTATAATCTTTATCGTATTCTGTATCGCCATAAGCTATTCCCATTAATTCTTCTTGTAATTGTAATCCAGTATCTCTAAGAGTTAATAATTGATTTAATCCTTTAGTAAATTCAGCCCACTCAGTATCTCCTTCAGGAAAAATACCAGCATCAATAAAATTATTTACAAATTCTGGATTTTGTGCTAAAGTACTTGCAATAGTTTGTGCTAGTTCTATTGTAACTTCATCACTTGCTGTAGCAACTGAATTACCATCTGAATCCATACCACCTTGAGCTTGAATTACTAAATTTCTAGCCATTGTTTCTGAGTTGGCTATTCCAGCATTCTTTAATTGTTTACTTAATTTACCTAAATTTTTTGTACTAAAATCATACGAACCATCTTTGTTCAAAAATATAGGGTCTATTAAAGCAGTAGTAAACTTACCAGACAGACTATTTGCAAGCTTTAATTGACTAGCTGTTACCATGGCACCTAACTCAGCAGTATTCTTTTTAAATCTATCATCTTCTTGCATAGCCATTTGTTTTAGTGCTAAATCATGTGCTCTATCAGAATCTTGCTTTTTCATAGAAAGTTCTACACCTCTATATGCAGACTCTTGTTCAGCACGAATTTTTTCTATATCGCCCGTAACCATTCTGTTTAATGTTCCTATTATATCTGCTACTTTATTTGCCATACTAGAATCCTAACGCTCTCCAAGTTGAATTTGTTTTCTTCAATACTCTATTTTGTGCCTCTAGAGACCTTTTATCGACACCTAATCTAAATTTTTCTGAATCTTGCCATTCAGTAATAGAAGCAAGACTTTTATCTAAACTATCCAACATAGTATTTTTTCCTTGAGTAAATTGTGATTGCAATCTATCTTGCATTAAATTATTAGTTCTTTCTACTCCACCACTATAAGAAAAACCTTGAGCTCCAATAGAATCATCAAATTTTGTCATCATATCATCAAACATAGTAGATGTCTTTAATCCTGAACCTTTAAATGCTTGATTATAATCGTATTGTGCTACATCTTTTTGAGCTGCTGCGGCTTCATCAGTCATACCAAGTTGTAGTGTTATATCGCCCATAGCTGCATTATTAGCTCTTATTTGAGCTCTTGATTGCTTAGCTTGATTGCTGGCTGCTCCTACTGTAGCTAATGCTTGTAATCCAAACATTGCTGGATTAACCCAACTTGCACCCATGGATGATGCTATTCCTCCTGCTGCTCCTCCTCCTGCTGCTGCTCCTACTGCTCCTCCTAATCCCATATCAGCCTCCTATTAAAGGTTTATTTATGTTTGTTAAAAAGTTAAAATCTTCATCAATTATATTTGCTTTTTGTAATTCTTCTAATTCATCCAACCATTCATTTTCACCTAGTACGGTTTTTTCTTTACCAAGAAATCCTTTTGTAGTTGTTTCTGTTGGATAAAAATTAGAAAGATAATCATGTATTTTTACAGTTGTTGCATCTTTTTCATCATATTTTTTATTTACCAAATAACTATTTACATCAATTGTTTTACCTGGTGTACCATCGTCATTTGTTGTCATATGCTGCCAATCTATTGCTCTACCGTGTCTATCATTTATTCCTAATGGACCATAATCTCTACTTCCATCGTCATTTATAGGATGTATCCATTTAAAATCTTCATGCGTTTCATCCCTAGCTTGCCCAAAAAGTCCTTCAGGGTCATAACCAGATTCATGAAAAGCTAAATAATCAAATGCAGAACGACCAGAATCATCATTTCCAAAAAATCCAAGTTCTGAAAATAAAGCATTTAATTCTATTTCATTAGCTGCAGAATTACCTGGATTATTTTCATTGAAAGATTTAAATACGTTTTCACTAGTCTTTTTTGCCCAAATATCAGTTCCACCTCTAGTATCAAATAAATACTGACCTATTCTTTTACTAACGTCTATGTCTTTTAACATTGCTACTCTTAATGCATCTTCTTCTGTGCCTTCTATTGGAACAGCAGATACATTAGAATTGTCATAACTCCAATTTCCAGAACTTCTATTTCCTTCAGAAGTAAAAGCTTTACCTGCTTTATATTCTAGACTACTAGTAAAGTTTTCAAATTGATTTTGGTCTATGTATTTTGAAAAAGTAGTAACTTGTGGCATATTAAAAACTTTACCATCGCTAAATTCAAATGTTTCTGTACCAATATCCCAAATACTTAAATCTTCATTTTTTCTAATATCTCTAAACTTTACGATATTATGGTCTTTTAATGTAGTATTAGTCATCTCCATATATGCATTAACGCCTTTTTCTACATCCATCTTCATCATTTTTAATTCATTTTTATTTTTTCCATACTCTATACTTGAAGTAGCTACTTCGATTAAACCTTGATACATTTCATTATCTAATTTTAATCCTTCAATTTCCATTTGAACGTCTGATAGTCTTCCTTTTCTAGAATATTCATTACCTTTTAAGGCAGATAATGTTTTTGAACTTCTCATGTAGGGATTGTTAGCCATAATAATTTACCTGTTATGTTAAACTTTTGTCTTTAATATATTACTTATACTTATAAATATCAACTGTTTTATACTGCTTTCGCTTTCACCCAAACTTTTACTGATTGTGAGTCACTAGCAGGTCTACCCAGACTAAGATTAATCCAAGAGCCTTGATGTTTTATAAATTGTTCTACTTTATTAAAATTTTGTTTGTTTTCCCAGAAGACTGTATCTCCGTTTACTCCAAAAGAATCATCTGGTTTATCCTCAACAAATATAGGTTTAGAAGCTGCGTAATTGATTACATCTCTTCTCGTATTACTTCCTCCAACGCTAGTTGCTCTAGTTTGAAACTTTTTTTCTGCTGATTCCATTATTTTACACTCTTTGTTCTAAAAATAATTGTAATATCGTTAATCTCAAAGTTACTTTGAACATTAGCCCCAGAAACGTCTGTAAGCTCAATCGCAAGACTTCTTATGCTACCAGCAATAGAAGTGTCTGTATATAGCTCTATTTCGCTCCAGTCTGCACCACTATTACTAGTTCCTGCTATATTTGTTATAGCAGTTCCATTTTCATCTTTAAATGAATTATTAAATGCACCCCCATTAACTGAATACTTTGGTAATACATTCGTAGGATTTGTACCTTTATAAGTAATACGAACTTTATTAATTTTTTTCTTTGCTTCTGTTCCAAAATTCATTTGTTTAGTTTGTACCTTAAAGTTATCAATATCTACGCTACAAATAGATTTCCAAGGAACTACTGTAATTTTATTATCAGCATTTTCATATCCATACACTAACTTTCCATTCCAAATATTTACTAAATTAGTTTTATCTTGATTTCCTAATCTTCCAGTCCCTTTCGTCCAAGAGGATGTTACCATATCAAATATCATAATATCTTTACTATCATTTCCAGTAATTCCCCTAAATACTAATAATTGTTTTGACTTTGGAACATAGCCAATCATTGTTTCTCCTTCTTTATAAAAAGAATTCCAAGTTTCTTCAGATATAGTTCTTAATCCTTGTCTGACAAATAATTCCGATACTTGTTGTCCATTATACATATAAACTCCGTGAGTATTGCACCAAGCTATACCATAATCAGTTTCGCAAACTGCATTGTGATTTGATACTCCTTTATACTTATGTACAGACTCAAGAATTTCAACATCTTTTTGTGCATTAATGATATGTAATGTGTTCTGTTTAAATTGTAACAATCTATCTGCGTATGCTACAAGTCTTATAATTTCTTCTCCATCACCTACAGCTACATCAATTCTTCTATCTGTAGTAAAGGTATCAAATTTATTTGATTTAGATTTAAAAATACTATCGCTTAAAATTCTTACTTTTCCATCTCTATCTTTAATTTCTACATTTCCAACATATATTCTTCTATTTAACAATACCGAAGTTTTCCATTTAATTTCTTGTATATAATATTTATCTTTAAAAGTTCTATTTTGTATTGGAGGAAAAGAAAAAGGAGTTCCTAAGTGATACTTTCCTGGATTCATTAGTGCATAATTAGGCATTATTCTACCTCCTGTTCATAATCATCTGGTTCTACTTTATTACTTTCCTCAATAGTCATTGTCTTAATACCGCTATCAGCAATTACTGAAAAATTCTCATCTAATACTTCTACTTTAAATTCTCTATCAGTTCCTAGCGAAGGAAGAGCCATAGGTATATAAAAAACATCATATGTAGTTCCTGGTGTACCGCCTTGTCCAGTTAATAGTTTTATTTCATCTCCATCTGAATCAGTATTAACATATATTGGAGATACTGCTCCACCCCAAACTCTTAAAAAACCTTTTCTATTGTCAAATCCATTAATATTTGTATTAGATAACTTTACTCGTAAATGAACATTATGATACGATTTTCCTGCTTGAGTAGTGTGGTCAACATTTCCATTTGGTGAAGATACTGTTCCTTTCCAAGTTCCAGGGTCTGTGTCACTTGCATTATCTGTAAAAGCAATATGTGTATTATTAGTAGTAGATAGTTTTACAATATCTATTCCCTCGTATACTTCTTGTGTAGAACCTCCAGCACTAGGAGTAACTTCTGCTCCAATCCAATGTCCGTAAGTTGTTTCTGTATTAGCATTATAAACTTTCCAATAATGTTTTCCTCCTTCTGTTAAATCAGTATTCATTAAATAACTCCAGTCATTATCACCTTGTTGTCTAAAATACCAATTTAAACCTATAATTCTATCGTCTCCTAATTTATGAGCAGCATCATCTGCTATTGTTGCTGCTGTACCCATAGGAATAAAAACTTGAAAGACTACTTGATTGTTATAAAATTGTCCAACATCTGCAACTCCAGGACTAGCATTTACAGTACTAATATTACTTTCTTGATTTCCCATATAAATAGCAGTAACTCCAAATTCATAATTGCCATTCCACTCTCCACCTTTATTAGTCCAATATCCTAAGAAAAGTTTTTTAGTACCATTTCCTATTGTACCCGTATTAGGACTTGCTGATGATAAATTTTCTAATTTTATATTATCACCCAATAAAGTTTCTAATGTTCTTAATCTTTGTTCACCAGTTATCCATTTATTAATTTCATGCACAGCTCCAGCTTTTCCACTATTACTAGTCCAATATAATATAGATTCAACATAACCAAAATATTTACTAAGTTGACTAAAAGAACTATCTGAAACTCTCAACATATCTTCTGC